GCGACGTAGGGAGCGGGTTCGGCAATGTTGCCAATAGGTTCATGAACATGACCAACTGGCACATATCTAAGGTCCGCCAAAGGAGCTCGGTCGACTTGAGAACGGAAACCATTATTGTTATCCAGGGCAGCGTTGAACATCTCTCTATCGCGTATTATGCGTCTAGAAAAAAGTTCAAACATTTCCTGGAATGTGAGCTCTTGAGACTCCCCCTGGAAGGGAGTGACAGTAAAAATAAATTTGGAAAAATCTATTCTACCATCAGGAGTCTGGGGAAAAATACCGTCAATAAGGTCAGGAGGCGTAATATCCAGCGTGTAGGAAATACGCCTAGATATAGCCTCAGGATCAGCAACAAGTTTCTCAAGAGAGGACAGCTGACCATTAGAGGTTAAGAAAATAAGTTCTGCATTAAAATAATACAAACCTTTTTCATCAGCACGAGCCTTCTCAATAACTACTTGTGTGGAATTGACAGCTGAAAGTAGCCATGAAATACCCTGCAAACGCAGTTGAGGATCATTATAAGTATTCCATTCATCAGCTATAATGGTAGCCTGATTAGTGAGACCATCCTGGAAGTTTGCACTAAAGTCCATAGTGTAAACTTGATTATTGCGAAGAAGAGGAGCATCTCCAGCACGCAGAGGAAGAGATAACTCTTGGGCCAACGTCTGGGCAATTTGTGTCTTTCCTATACCGGGAGGACCAGGCAGATATATACACAAAGGCGGACACCTAGGGGTAGTAGAGGCATGCTTAGCTCTAGCTGAAACAGCTAACTCACAAAAACGCTTATGAGCAGCACGGAAGTGCATTCCTCTAGTATCTCCGGGATCTAACAAATGTAACTGCGAAGAAGCAACAGCAAAACGTCTAGAGAGATCCTCTATACGGAAAACCATATCTGCAGTATCCTTAGATATAGACACTGAGGATTCAAGCTTGGTAACTTCATTAAGCAAGGAGACTATCTCCTTTTGAAGCTTTGGTTTCAAAGAGAAAGACGGAGCAAAACCAAACATGGAAGAGCCAACCATATCTAGAGTGGCTAGAAGTGAAGCTGGTATCCAAGCCACGTGAGGACATAATTTGGAAAAAGTAGTATAAGCCGTATTAAAATTCTTCATACGAGCTTGTATACGTTGCTCTCCCAAAATACCATCCTTATCGAAAACAGAAGTTATAAAGTCAAAATAAGTTGACCAATCTTCTAATATACCTTGTTGAATATTAGGTTCATCAGGTATATCTTCAGCCTTTGCGCGATCTTGAGGAAGAGGCTTGAGAAGAAAACCATTGTCGAAGGTATAACTCCAAGCTCTTTCAGGGACAACTCCACGAACGGGAACGGGGTCTGTAAGAGCCAGGGGTAAATGTTCAGTGCGAACACAATAACTATCAACGAAAAACTTCAAATTCCTAGCCATATCAGCTTGGTTTTTGTTTATCATCCAGCCTGGCTTAACAGCACCGGGAAATCTCTTAGGCCACATAGCAAAAGGACCATTAATATCCTCAAGCACATAGTCTATTGGGACCAAAGGAACTTTCTTGAACGTAGCAGGAAATTCCGCCCAGTGTACAACAGCTTGCTTAAAGGAGTAGACAGGGTCAGACGAATAATTAAAATAATCGTCATATCTCTCCCAACGACGAGCAAGAGCATAAAGCAAGAAAAATTCATTAACATTATATTGAACTTCCAACTGCATCTCATATAAATAAAGATAATTCTGGGGATGATACCAAGGAGAAAGTGCAACCTTTCCCTGAGTAGCAAAGAACTGGTTAAAATTATCAATAATAAATTGATCAGGCTTGATATTATCACAAGCAGGATCAGAATAAGAAAACGGATTAGGAAGCTTGGATACATCTGCTAAAAGAGCAAAACGTCTAGTAAGAACCGATGGGGCAGAACCAAATTTGGGCAAGGTAGGGGCGGGATGAACAACTTCAGAGAAATCCAATTTAAAAAGGGACAAAGTAGATTTGAGTACCTGAGAGGCAGATGTAAACAAAAATTCTGATAAGGACCTCAAAACAGTCTTAATAAAAGGAAGTGAGAAAGAGGGCGAGGGGGGCATAGCTCCATGCATCTCAAGAGGATTGAACAGGTATTTTTGCACTGCTGGAATGGATAAAAGGCACGAAGTTCCACAGAATGAAGCCAGAGACAAAGCTACAATACGAGATATACCTGAGGAATAATAAGCTAAAACGACACAGAGGACAAAACAAGTGAACTTAACAGAGGGTAAGCTAAACTGTTCCTGTAAATTAGATAGCCAATTAGTAAGGAAGGACGGCAAAGATTGAGCGACATTAGTATCCTCCTTAAGAGCATCGAGGAAAGGAACAAAGAAAGGATCAATAGGACCTTGAGTGAGATTTTTCTTAGTGGAAGAAATAAAATCATTTATTGCAGAAGGACCTTTTGTAAACAAAGAATCAGCAAATGCAAGAGATTGGCGGAGCTCATCATCTAAGTCTTGGGAAGGAACAGATATAAATCTGTTCAAACTATAATTAGAGCGGCGGGAACGACCAGTACGGAGATTCTTGGTAACCGACAATAAGTCATCACTGGCTATGACAAGAGATTCCCACTGGTTAGAAAGTTTTCTCAACAAAGGGACAGAATCGAGGAGCGAGTAATTACACTGCTTATATAGAACAGAGAAGTAATGTGAAAACAAGCGCATAATTCTCTTGATAGAGAAATACTCAGAACAATTAGTAATGGAATCAAAGAAAGATCCATAAACTAATATATCATCAACACTCGAAATCTGGGAGTGCTTAATGAGGGAACGTATGAAAGTTTTACGTGGTAGGGGGCTAGGAATACCAAAACGAACTAAGGCGAACGAGGTTAGTGTACCAGAGTCGTGTTGGAGAGTGGAATATAAAAAGTCTCTAAGAGAATCTTTTTGTAAGCGATCAGGAATATTCTTAGACGCAAGAACGGCCTCAACCCAATCACGCTTTACAGTAGTGTTAAAACGAATTTTCTTAGTGGCTTTAACAAATGCAGAGCGTAATTGATCTTTGTCCCACCAAGCTCTATCAGAGTGTGGAGGCGAGAAAGATTTATCTAAATCAATATTATTCAAAACAGCCATCTTATAGTGAAATATAAATTAGGTATCACTAATAGAAAGGAAATAAAGAAAAATAGACAAAGAATAGAGTCAAATAAAAGTAGGGG